CCACATTCTCTTTTCTAAGAATATCCACACAACGACGAGTGACATCTTTCAGGGATGTATGAAGAGTGAGACTCTGACAACGAGACTGTAGAGCAGGGATGATACGGTGTTTGTAATTACCTGTGAGGATGAATCGTGTGGTGGATGAATAGGACTCCATTACGTTACGTAGAATCCCCTGTGCCTGTTTGGAGATACCATCTGCTTCATCCAGAATTACAATTTTCAATCCACCATCAAAACTCATTGTTTGGGCAAACCCAATAACTTTCTCTCGAATCGTGTCCACGCCGTTTTCATCAGAGGCATTAATATAAAGATAATCACAATTCAAAATATCTTTAGTGATGATTTTGGCAAGACTGGTCTTACCGCTTCCAGCAACACCAGTCAATAACAAATTCGGGATATCTCTACCAAAGTTTTGGATTATTTGTCTTGTTTTATCATCAACCATCAGATCATCCAAAGTCTGTGGTCTATATCGTTCTACCCATAAGTCGCTCATACATCAATACCAATAGCATGGTTTGATCGTTTGTCAATAGTTCGAACAAGATTTGCACAATCCAATAGGGAATCGAAGTCACCAATATCGAACCAAAAACCATCCAGTTTCTCGACATTGACACCTTCCTTCTCATTCATCAAGCGAATGAGATCAACGATTTCCAATTCTCCTCTTGCTGATGGTGCGACCTTTTTAGCCATTTCAACCACTTCATTGGAAAATACATAAAGACCAATCACAGCATCTTCTGAAATAAATTCTTTAGGTTTCTCCACGATTCGTTTGATCAAACCATTTTTATCGGTTTCCACCACACCATATGCTGATGGGTCTTTTACTTTGTAAGTGTAGATTGTATTTGATTGGGGATGAATCGGTGAGTTACCGATGATAATATTATCACCGAGAATCAAACAGACTTCATCTGCATCTTTAATAAATTCTTCACCAACAATAAAAGCATCGACAAGACCACGAGGTTTATCCTGAATCGCATAAGTCAGATTCAGACCGAATTTACCACCATCTCCCAACAAAATCTTAAATTGTTTTTGTTGTTCCTCATCAGCATTGATAATAAGGATATCTTGATAACCCATCTCCTTCAGTGTTTGAAGGGGATAGGCGATTGCAGGTTTGCGGTAAATTGGTAGGAGTTGCTTACTAATAACCTTCGTGATCGGGTATAGTCGTGTGGCTTTTCCTCCAGCTAAAATTAAAGCACGTTTACTCATAATCTCCTCCATCATTCGCGATAGCAGCTATTCTTGCTTTCTGGTCAGCTACGATTTGTTCACAACATTCAATGATTGCTTGTTTCTCAGTTCTGATTGGAAATATTTCTTGCAATTTACTGGTATCCAATACACAATTGGAACGATTTGCATGTGCTTTCAATTGTGATCTATCTCCCAATTTCCAATTGGAATTGTGCATACCATATGATTTCAGAATCTCACAAATCTCCTCGGTTTTCAATGGTTCAGGATTGGTGATATTGTAAGTTTCTCTACGAACCCAATAAGTATCATTATCTACACTGCTAATAAGGTATTGCACGAAATCACAAAGATCAGGAATGTATGTCTTGGAATTTACAAGATTCAATAAATCATTATAATTTTTAATTTTGGTGAAATAATTTCGATATGAAATATCTTGACCAAATGGCATTCTAATTCTCAAAACAATACCTTTCAAATCTTTTGCGAGATTTTCGTAAGCATGTTTGGATTTGGAATAAAATGAGCTATAATTCTGAAACAATCCAAAATTGGGAGTATCTTTTTCTGACCACTCCTTATCGTATCCATCATAAAGACAACCAGTGGAAACATGGATATAGTAGATTCCCAATGAATCACAGGCTCTATTAATTTCCAAAGGAACAGTGGTGTTCAATTTCCAACATTCTTCTTTTTCCAATTCTGCTTGATCCACGTTAGGTTTACCAGTAAATCCTGAACAATTTATTACCGTTTTAATATCATTATTGAGAATGAATTTCTTCAATACTGACATGTCATGGTAATCTAGATCGTTTCTTGATTTAATTTCGACGTTGAATTGCTTGGATTGTAAATGGTTAAAAAGGTAATTACCTATGTAACCTTTTCCTAAAATTAAAATATTATTGCTCTGGGTCATATTCGTTTTCGATAAATTCTCTAATGTTGATCAGACTACAAGTATCATTCTCTTGGATGAAGTCAAGCGCACCTGCACAGAAATCTTCAGCCATTACTGAAATTTCAGTATCATCAATCGAATCAAGAAAATCTTGAAAATCGTTAATAGATTTGATGATTTTCTCCTCGTGAGTTTCCAATTTTTTAAGTATCGTGTTTTTTTTCATAATTAATTATCAAAAAATGTTATGTCAATATCAAATGATTTTTCTTCTCCATCGATAACCACTTTCGTTTGGGTTCTATCAATTTCTTTAATTTTATCAATAAATTTAGCAATATCTTGATTGATAGACAGAGGTAAGTTCTCAATTACTGAAATTCTATCTTTGACAGACAATTCAGAAAAGCCCAAAGATTTGTCACCGAATTTCACACTCTTGACGAATTTGACAATTTCAAAGGTGAATAGATTAGTCAGATTCTTTCCGACATCTTTTTCTCCATCTTTTTTAAGAATATCAATTGCATAATTGATAACTTTATTTTCTTCAGATAATGTAGGGGTGTCCAATTCTACTGTCACTGCTCCTTCGACAATATGTTGGAGAGGAATATCAATTTTATCTAAAATTTTGATGTCTCTGATATCAATCTCTCCTTCTGATGTTTTAACGATGTCACCTAGACTTTCTTTTCTCAATTTTAAAATAACAGGAACCTTATCAACAACCAACCAATCATTATTTCCAGTGTTTTCAATGATAATATCATTCAACATTTTTTGGAATTTCAAAACACCAACAGTTCCTTCTGTGAAGGTAGAAATAATATTCTTTTGTTGTTTGAATGACAAAGGAACGCAATCAACTTTTTCACCAGTAGTGATACGATTCACTTTGAATTTTGTATTTTTTAAATCTTGGATACTTTCCAAGAAGTTCTTAACATTATTGTCCATGCCCGTATTTACTGCGACAAATCATTTGTCAACTAAAAAAGTGGCATATTTTCCGTTGGAGCTTCACCTTTCATTTTATCTATGTAATATTCAATATCCATGATGGTAGAATCCATTAAAATTTCACCATCAATTTTCTTTGAAAGATAATATATGATATCTCGGAAGTAATCCATATCATAAGAATAAAACAATCCTTTAACCATTTCGTATGGTAAAGATGTTAAGAAGTTGATTTCCATGTTTTCTAGTGCAGCGTTTTGTAAAATGATTTTTTTATCCTTTGCGTTTATTAAAAATTGTATCATTTTATTATAGAAATCTGCTGGTAATTTTTCCAACATTTCATCTTTTACTTCATTCGATAATTCCACAAAATCAACAACAAAATTGCCGTATTCTATTTTTTTAATAAAATTGGATACCGATAGAATATTCAATTCTTTTATAAATTTACTTGGGATATCGACTAATACTTTTATATTCGAATGTTCAAACCAAGTGGGTTCGGTAACAAATTCATTCAATTCCTTTATGAGATAATCTAATGATATTTTTATATTTTTCTCTTTTATATTGAAATTGATGGTATATGAAACATACTTCTCCCAATTCTTTAAGACGTTTATGAACTTTTCATGTGTATTATTACCTTTGAATTTATTCAAATAATCTACGAAGAAATCCTCATCTTCCTCCAAACATTTTTTTATATCTTTGATTGTTATCCTCATTACACAGCAATCTGTTCGTAATTCTGACAACCAAATGTCACGGATTTCACAGGAAATTCTGTATTTTGATAGTCCATCGTAAATCCTTCAACACCAGTGGGAAATGCTTTTCTAAAGATATAACCTTTTCTCAATTGACCACCGTTTGTGTATTGTTTCACTGTGATATCAGCTTTGAGATTTGCACCTTCTTCGATTAATCCTTTTATAGATGTAGCAATAATCCAAGGTCTGAAGTATTCATGTTCCAAATCTTTTCTAGTCTCTAAAAAGTTTATAGAAAAGCTACGAGACAAGAAATCTTGTCTACTATTCAAAACATATCCAGGTAAAAATCCACCACTGTTTTCACCAATTGAACTGGAACCAAAATTAGCTCCTTCAGTTGGAATCGTCACTGATTGTGCTGGTAAAATATTACCATTTTTTGTCATGGAATTAGGAGTGATCTTAGCTCTCCATTTTTCCTGTGCTAACTGTAAATACTGGTTTATGGAATCATTTGATACTCCATCAATAGATACTGACCATAATACTGGTATAGAAAGACAGTATCTAGCGTCCCCTGAGAACGCTTGGAGAAAATCTTCAATCTGTGGGTTAGACATGTAATTACTTAATCACTTAGACCAGTCCACGATAGAAATGATACGCGAAAGTCGCACTGAATGTTTTAATTTCACCAGTTCCATCAGCAATTTCATAAGAAACTTCGCTGATATTTCGAAGAGAAGCACCAATCAATTGGATGGTTCTACCAACTTGCATTTCACTACCCGATGTTACATTGGAACCTCTTTGGCAAGGGATTTGAAGAATATCCAAAGTAATTACGGATTCGTATCCTGGCATACAAATATTACCAGTGGTAGTTTCGTTGTCGAATAGAACTCTACTTGCTCTTTCGAGTTTCTCTCTGATATCCAAATTTTGATCAAGATAAAATTCTACAGACCAACCTTCAGAACCTGGATAGCTAGATTTTCCAGGAATATTGAAAGTTTGACCTGAATAATTTATCTGTTTGTTTTCAATATCTCTTCCAGGAAAAGTAGCTGTTTTAGCGTAAACCAAATCAGTCTCACCATCCAAGGAGAGTCCTGTGATATCGATTTGTTTAACACGGAAAAGGAAGTCGCGAGCAAATTGTTTTTGCGTTGCCTGATTAATAAAATTCTCAATAGTAGTTCCAGCCATATTATTATTTAGTCATTTAGAACAATTTTTCTCCAAACAAATCCTTTTATAAAAAAAAATCCTGACTGGTATTGCCAATCAGGATTTCTTATATTATTTAGTATTAATATTATACCAATTCGTCGAAGTTTGCATCGGATCTGGTCGCTGTGAAGGTGCAGAGGATGAACTCACCAGTTCTCGTTGGTTTGATTAGAATATCAACTTTCAGTTCATTACTATCAATGACTTGTGGCGTGTTATTTCTTTCATCGCAGACAATCAAGTAATCATAGCAACCACCATTTTCCTTCGCAGTTTTGAAGATTGGGTTCAATGTATTGACCAATCTGGTGCGAGTGAATTCATTGTTAGGTTCAAACACGAAGAATTGTGCTGTTTTCTTAGTAGGTCTTTCCAGAGCGAGGAACAATCTACGAACATTGATACGATCAAATGCACTCGGTTTGCGAGACATTGTTTTTTGACCGAACACCACGATTCCTTGAGATGCAGAGAACATAACAGGGTTGATGTTTACTTTATAAAGTTCATCACGTTGTTTCTGATTAGGATTGATAGCGATATCCAAAGCGTTGGTTACAAGACCACGAGTGAATCCAGCAGGAGCAGACCATGGGAATTCAGCAGCATCGCTACGAGCCATGATAGCAGCTTGATAACCAGAGAATGGAATCCAAACTTTCTCACCAGTGAAATCGTCATAAGCTTGTACCCAGTTACCATAGGTAGCAGCGTAGGATGTGTTTTCCAATTCAAATTGGTGTCTCATTGCCCAATAAACGTCCAATTGGAAATTCTTGGTTTTATCAGAAAGAATCTTACTGTTTCTTCCAGTCACAAGAATGTGACGGATTGGATCAGCAATGAAGATACAATCACCACGACCACCAGTATTGGATGGGAGGTTGCAGAAATTTTCAAATTGATTAAACACTGCGCTGTAACTTCCACGAAGATCTGTAGCAACAGTATCGTTGGAAATATCTTGTGATGTTCTGATAGAATCGACTTTCGTTTTTAATGCGGTATTGTATAGCGTATCGTCGTAATAGGTTGTTCCAGCGGCAGATGCCATTGTGAATACCGTTCCAAGACCACCTTCCACGACAACATCGATGTCATAGATTTCATCATTTTTAACACTTTCCAAAGCACGATTGATTTTATCTGGAATGCTTCCAAGGGTTTTTTGTTTAATCACTGTTGGGCTGTATGCACCAAGAGGATATAGAGCATCAGCTTTTACTTCCAATTTGGCAGTGATTTCACCCAATTGTTGTTGGAATGCTCCGAACTTGTTGGTAGCAGATAAAATACCAACAGCAGATAATTTGCTAACTTCATTGTAGAAATTATCAGTAAACACTCTGATCTTCTTCTGAGGATTACCTGAAACATCCAACGAAGATTCTCTAAATTTGTTGGAAATGTATGGGTTCACCATGATTTCCACATTACGAGCATTGGTATCTTGACTTTCCAAGAAGAAAGGAACAGATGGACCGCCTGTAGGATTGAGTTGAGTGCGGAATGTATCAATCGAACCAACAACTCTGTCATCCAACACGAAATCCAATTTGAAGGATTCTGTGGCATAGATACTCTTACGGAGTTTAAAGACTCCCAGATTTAAGAGGTCATCATCTTCTCTACCATCGATGTTGTAATCTGTAAGATTCTCCATGATTTGAGAGATGCTATTCGAAGCTCCTGTTGCGGTAGAAGACAGATTGAATTGCAGAGTGCCATTTGGAATCTGAGTATATGTGGTATGGTAAGCAGCAGTCAAGCTAGTGGTATATGCACGAGTGACAGCATTGAATGGGGAAGATGGATCGATGTTAGTATTATCGCAAATACCAACATAGTAACCTTCAAATTGGCTATTGATAGTCGTTTGTGCTTTATCGAGAACGATAACACCAGCACCACCTAGCGATGTCAAGGAGTTGAGTCCTGTTCTAGTCGCAGCAGTTGCACTCCAATCAAATAGAGTCCCTTCCATTGCTTGGGCATATTGAGCTTCCGTTAAAGTGAACTGGATAGGGCTACCCAAGATGTAAGAAGCAGCAGAAAGATCCAGATTAGTTGTAACCGATGCCGACAAATTGGCGATAGTGGATAAAGATGCAGCAGAAAGAGTCGAGCTACTCAAATTATTAATAACCGTGGATGAAACCGTATCAGGTTTAACCGCAATTACTGGATAAACCAGTGCAGTGTGTTGTGTACCGAATCCGTCACCAGAACCACTACCATAAGGAATGCGGAAAGTGTAGATGTTGGCAGGAGAATTCAGAAGTTCTCTTACAGTATAATAAAAATATCTTTCAGCACTATTCGTTGGTGTGCCGTAAATCGAGTCCAATTCGTCTCTAGTAGTGATTTTGATTACTTCATCCGATGGTCCTTGTGAGGTGAAACCAGTCACGAAAACGTTAGTGCCAACATTTGTTGGTGCGATGAGACTCAAATCTCTTTCGAAGATTTCTACTCCTGGGCTGTTAATTGTTCGTTGCATATAATTATTTAGCAAATACCGAACAAAAATTTCCTATTTAAGAAAGAGTCTGATTATATCTATCACATCCTAGCAAATTGATGTGCATTTGTGAGAAAACAAATGTGAAACCACTTTCTATTTCCATTTCACCCGTCTCATTCTGAGAGAATGCTAATTCATCGATTGATGTTACAAAAGCTTTCGTATATTTAAATTGAATTACTTTATTATCATATTCATCCAAACCATACATCGTTATATCTGTTTGATAATCAGAGAAATTACCATCAACTACAATCCCCTTTGCATTAAATTGACCTGTTTCTTGGTCATGTTGCAGATTCAACCATTGATAAATCGCCCAATAATTATTATAACCAGAATCTACCTTAAATTTAACATTTACAGGAGGATATGGATCTTTGGAGTGAGATGACACATAAAGAGTATCACCAGCATATCTAGTCGCAATCGCTTTGATTGTCAGACCTGGAACCATTGTCCCATAGATGCTGAATTGCACACTATCAGGAATAATCGTGTCATTATTTCTCGTGTAATTTGATTGGATTTTCTTGAGAATTGGGGGCAAATCGAAAACGAGAAGAAATTTGTCTTTTCTTGATCGGTTAAGCCATGATTGCTGTACAGGTGTTGCCATACTACTATTTAATTTATATTACAAGAAGTATTATTCATTATCATATCTTCCACACTATTTCCCCATATTTCAGAAATGTTTATTATTTCACTCTCATAACATTCTTCTGGTGATAAATTATATAAATCAGCCTCATTTCCATCTTCATCAACTTGCCCCCACGATTTAAAAATTTCTAAATCTTCTACCTCACCCTCGATATCATAAAGAGAACCATCAACCATCAACCCAACATGACCCAACCAATATTCACCCAACTCCCATATTTGAGAATTAATAGCTGCATAATATTCTCCAATATTTCCCAAATAATTATTCAATTTTATTGCAAATAATCCACAATCCCCCCCCATTCCAGACCCATCATATTTTTCTATGAAATCTATAATTTTATTGTGAATATTTTCACTAGTCTTTTCGAAAATAAAATTTTCATATAATGTTTGTATATTATTAATATCTGATTCCATCATCAAGAATACTTAATGGAAAGTAATCTTTCAATAAGATATAGAATGGTTCATAGAAATAAACATTATCAGGAGGATATTCAACTGCCCACATTTCCACCATCTCATCTACGGAATATCCATTATATCCCAACTTCGCATCCTGCGCGACATAGAATTTCCACTTTGGATTATTCTCCGCAAATCGGTAAAACCTTTGGATATTTTGTTTTAATTGTTTTTTGGGAATTGATCTTTTAGCACCAGCTTTTGTTACTGTTGGAATGGCGTAAGATTTCCCCACCCTACCCTCTTGAATCCCTTCGGAACAACCTTTTTTATTCCATTTACCCAGCCACCCATTTATCTTTAGATGGTAGTCGTAATTTCTCCATACATTACCAGATTGTCCAAAAGATGCGTATCCTGCGCTCCCCGCGCCATGAAAACCTTGTTCGTTGCTAGTGAATACAAAGACTTCATCATCTTTTAATTCGGTGATATATTTAGGATATGATTTCATACTTCATCTTCTGACAATTCCACAAAATTTTCGGTATGATAACAAGAATAAATCTGACCAGTCTTGATATCAGCTACCACACAATGCCCATCCATTTGATCAATTTCTCCAAGCATTACAAATGTCTGATGTTTCGAAAATGGATATTCGCTATGATATTTTTTAGGTAAATCAGAAAAGTCAAATCTTACTAATTTTAATTTATTCATCGAATAATTTTAACACCCACCAATGAAAAATCAACCAAAATACTTATTCATAGCATCCCATTGTTCATAAGAAATATTCCTATCAGGATTGGAATTGATGGAACCTTGAGGTAAGAACCATCCCTGTGCTTCTAAATCTGCCATGTCACTAGCTGCCATGGAACCTTCCCCGCCAAAAAGCATTGGTGCTAAGTTGGAATGTTCAATTTTAGCAACTTCTTCGTTGGTGTATATGGATGTGGATGATTTGTATTTGAATAGTCCTTGATCAATGGGTTTGATCACCAATGGTTTGTCACAGTCATCATATTCGTCAATTTCAAAATACAATTCTGTGATATCTTTATAAAGAGCCATCAATGCCCACACAAATGCCATCACACGGTCATCATGTTCCCCACTTTTTGCTTTCCAAGATCCATTGGGGTAACGCACAAAATTCTTAAATTCTTTCAGAGTATCTATATTACGAAATGTTACTGATTGTGCTTCATTGACGAAATATCTTTGGTTCTCCACCGCTTTGTATTTGGTGTTGATATGGGAAATCATACCATTTTGTTTGTTCTTATGAGCTTCTTTTGCACCCCAAGATACCAGATTTTGATACATGTGAGTGTTTGCCAGAGTATCACAAACACCTGTTCCTTGGTTATTACGCTCAATTAATAATAGAGGATTTCCCCAATTTCCACAAACATCTACCACTTCATTGGTAAATTCTGATGGTCCTTTTTTATTTGTCCAATATTCCGCAACTTGAATGATTTGCTTTGGATTTGTCACATCTAGAACTTGCAATACAGATGCATCTATACCAACACCTTCAGAAACGTCTCCACCAATCACATAGATTTTTTCAGAATCGTATTCTTCCCATATTTTATAAGCACCTTCTTTTAGAACATGGATCGGTTGTTTGCATTCATTCCTAAGTCTATCAAATAGGGATTCATCAATCGATTGTTGACTATTATCAAGGAAAACATTTCCAAATTCCTGCATGAAAGCTTCATATGATCCCAGAGCTTTAATTTGTTGTAATTTCCAAGCTTCATCTCTTCCAGGTATTTCATCCCACTCAATTTTATGAGGTGTAAATCCATTTTCACCCTTTTCAGCTTCAGTGTAAAGCTTGTGGAATAGGTTTCCCACTTGATTGGGAGTAGATGCCGCAATAATCTTAGATGTTCTGGAACGAGAAATTGTAGGGTAAACAGACTTCCAAAATTCATCGACAACGTGTTCCTCCAAAAATGCCAACTCGTCCAAAATGAGCAGATTCAAAGCAGTTCCACGGATCGCTGATCCCGTTGTAGTTGAGATGCTGATACGACTACCATTATCAAATGCACATCCTGTTTTACCATATTCCTCAACTCCTGGCTTTAACCAATTTGGTAACTCCTCATAAGCCAAACGAATTCTTCGGAATATCTCAATCGCAGTGGATTCTTTGTTTGCTACAATAATGGTGTTTCTGTATGGTTTAAAACATGCTTCGTGGAGAGCAGCAATGGTCATCATTGTAGTTTTGGAAGCTTGACGGGGGCTAAGAATTACGTTAAATCGATTATCAAAAACGCCTTTTAAAATTCTTTTTTGGAAATCATAAAGTTGGATATTAACCTTACCAACATCACTATCAGGATCGATTATATAAAAATAATTAGCTGCAAAATGAATAATATCATTCCTACACTTTTCAATTTCAACCACCATCTCTGGTGTATATTCAAACGCTGAATTTGCGCTGGGTAAATTAGTATTACCCATATAATTTTGTTTCTTTTTAGCAGCCATTGGTATTACTTAAAAATAATTGCCATAAACACTCCCATCACTACCTCCTGTAGATGGTGGGAATATCTCATTTCTCACAATATCGTCTGAATTTTCCGTATAAATCTTATTTGCACTCAAAGCACTAGACAATGCAGGGAACAATACTGATGATATTTTACCAAAGTAAGAATTATCAGCAATTTGTTGATTGAATGCTTCTCTAGGCTCATTAGTAACGAAATTGTGTTCACTACGGACAGCTTTCAGTCTCCACACATAATGACCCATTGCTGGATTGAGTTCTGATTGATCCTCATCCATCGCCTCTGTCACTTCAAATATCTTAGCACTTCTACCATTTGGTCTATCGCAACCAAATGGATAAACGATAATCTTATCCTGTGATTTGGGTTCCAATGGATGATTTTGGAAATAACTCAAGGATGCAAATTTTGTCTCAAAATCATCAATGTGTAGATACAGTGTTAGTGTATCAGGAGAATCCATACCAGCCAAAGCATAGATGGGAGAACCGTTTTCCATTTGAATATATGCTTTGATTTCCATTGCACTCAACCAATACATCGTGGTGTGTTCTCCGTAAATAGAGTTCATTTGGTCTGGTTCAAAAGTATTGACCATGTAACCAATCGTTACACCGTAGTTATTGATAAGTTCTCCAAATTGAGAATTGAAAATTGCTCTTTCTGCTTGGAAATTAGATGGATCAGCAAATCCACCACAATTAGGACGATATACACCAGCGAAAATGTTTTCAGGTGTTAAGCACGATAAAGGTATTGTAGGACATCCCATGATTAATACTTAATGTTATCGGTTGAATCGTTGGCTCAGAGGGATTACGTTGCCGTCAGCGTTGTAGGTAACGGGATCTAATGCGCTGGTCTCCCAATCTACTTTGGAGTAGATTCTTGCACGTTGTGTCTCATTATTTCCAAGGTTCGGAGACCATCCCCTACGTCTTGCTTCGTGTGCCATCCTTTTTCCAGCGAGTAGAAGTTCGTGTCTTAGTCCAGCACGATACGTTCCAGTCTGGCGATCAACCGCTGGGTCTCCTTTTGGGTAAAAGTGTATATATGCATTATTCTTTGAGTCGGGGAAAAGCATTGTCATTAAGTAATCCCCAAGATCAATCTCAAGTTGTTCGTCACCATCAATATCACGACCTTTAGTAATGATGAATTTCGATTCTGGTTCTCCAGCTTCACGGGCGGCATCATCCACCATCCGCTGTGCAGTCTCCACATCCCCCCGCTTCACAGCATCCATGTATTGAGCATCCATGGAAACATCTTCATAAATCATTTGCAATTCCCAAATCATTTCTTCACTTCCACTATTTTTCCGCATTGTTGACCGTGTAAATTGGTGAACAATTTTATGATTTGATTGGAATTCTTTCTTTTGATTTCCTTTCCATCTTCAAATTCGATGCCACCCAAAGATCCCAACTCTTTCAATAATTCATCACCAATCAAAATTTGCCCATTACTTCTGATTTTTACATATGGTCCTTTGGTTGAGATATTTTTTCTATTAACCATACGAGCAATATCACTACCACCTTTTTTATTACTAGGATTTACTAGACTCTGTTTGATATTTCCGAAAGCATCTTTGTGTCGGTATTCTAGTATGACACCGTTGTGTTTTTCAAAAAATTCCAGAAAAGATTCCATGTTATTATTTAAGAAAAAAAGGGAGAATCACCACGATTCTCCCTTCTTGAGTTTATTTTTTTCTAGAAATTATTAGCGGAAGTAGTCATCCGATGCTCTCAAATCAGACACTTTGTTTTGTTTGCCATAGTTTGGCTGTTTTGCATTATAAAGAGCATGACCGTAATCACCATCATTACCAACTTTATCAGTGGTTCCAGTTACTCTGGTTCCTTGATTTTTAGGTTGTGGACGACCACCAACTTTGTTGTTCTTGGATTGGAATTTGTGAGAACCATCTTTGGAGTTTTTAGCACCAATTGTCCCATCGTTACCAACTTTATCGGTAGGGAAGGTTTCTTCATCTTCTTCTTCGTATTCCTCTTCATCGTCATACATATCACCTTCTTCGTCCATTCCTTCGCCTTCCATATCGAAGTCTAGATCATCACCTTCGTCACCGAGGTCTTCTTCACCTCCAAGAACGCCCATAAGCACATCATGAAGTTTTTGAGCAGTGGCACGATCAAGAGTAAAGGTAACTTCATCACCCATGTCGTCACCAAATTCATCATCACCCATGTCATCACCGAATTCGTCATCAGTAGGAGCATCGGAAAGACCCAATGCAGCGTTTTCAGCGTCTTCGGGGAAATCGCCACCCATAACAGATTCAAACAATTTATCAAATGTAGATTTTTTCATCATAAAAGTATTTAGTCTTTCTCTTGCAATTTTTTTAGATTCTTTAACAATATTTTCTTCAGCTTCTTCTCTTTGCATATTTTTTTTCATAATTTTGAGATTTTTCTCAAGAGAAGCTTTTTCTTTATCAGATAGATTAGGATTTTCCAATTTTTTCTCGATTTCAGAAATTCTATTATATTGTTCTTCGTTGTCTTCTTCATCACAACCACAATAATCATCATTCAATGCTTTATGGAAACCATCTGCTGCTGTAGGTCCGCCTTTTTGGATATCCATTTTATCATTAAATGCATTTTTCGACATTTTAGGAATTTTTTTGGATTTATTGATATTTTCCTGAGCATTCTCATTTACAACGGTTTTAACACTTTTAAGCATTTCTCCGTAAACATCTCCTATTGTTGTTTGTTTTTTTCTCATAAATTATGGTTGATATGGTTGATTGGTTACAGTTACAGTTCCAGCATTGACATCCATATTGAACGAATTAGTTGGATATTTCAATTCTACTGGTAATGGTAATGTATTGTCTCCTAATAATGACATGTTATTATTTAGCTAAATTTTTCCAAAATTCGTAACCTTTTAATGTTTTGCATATATCTTCTCCTAAAATCTCATTTGCTTTAGACTTGGAAGGGATGATAGAATTTTTTATTGTATGTAAATCGATGTAATTATATACAGTATCGTCCTCTGGTGTTTTATTGACTATATTATTAAAATCGTGTTCAATTTTAGGAATACCCAAAAATTCCCAAACTCTATCCATAACATATTTTGGATTATGTGTAAGGTAATCATAATCAATCAAAAGAAACCTATCGCTATAACCTCTTAAAAATGCATCTTGTAGAATTGCATATGCTGCTCCGACTTCACCTTCTAAGCTACCCCAGTGTTGAACCCTACCTTGAGTTGTCACGCATTGAGGCATCGGACCTTGAGGTGGGAATTTATATGAACCTTTTCTGTATAAAGACTCGAAAGAAGCTAAAACATCTTTAATATCTCTTACAGGAGCGATAATTTTAACTTTTTTACCTGTTATCGCTTCGATCATCTCTATATTATGACCCCATGCTCTCGATTTATCAAAGATAAATGGTTTATCAGTGTTATGATAATTATAAAGAATCGTATTGAGTATTCTTTTCAAATTTTCGTCAGCAGAAGCATTTTTATCAGCACGGTGTTCCAGTATGTTAGACCAAGAAACCTTAATACTGTTTAATAAATTTGGTAATCCAGAAGTAGGGGTACAGAATACATTTTCATTCTGTGCTAATAAGTTCATGAGTAGTGTGCTACCAGATCTTGGTAGACCACCAACAAAAAATATTTCTTTCATCTCAAGATTTAGTCTGAATTAGACAGAAAGCAAAGCTATCTTTTTAAGAGTGCCGTTTATTCTTATAACTAAAGAATTGCCACCGTCTACTGTTGATAGTGGAACTGACGATGATCCAAGAACAAATTGATTACGTGCAGTAGGGACAGCACCAGTGCCTAAAGCAATACAACCAGATAAAGATGCTCCAGAATTAGAACCAATAAAGATAGAATTATTTGCATTTGTCGCATTAGCACCAGCACTCAATCCTATAAAAATGGAATTATTTGCATTTGTAGCACCATCACCAGCAAAAAAACCTAAGAAATTGGAATAACCTGCATTTGTAGCACCATCACCAGCATACTGACCTATGAAATTAGAAGCACTTGCATTTGTAGCACCTTTACCAGCATTCTGCCCTATGAAATTAGAACCCTGCGCATTTGTAGCATTATAACCAGCATAAAACCCTAAGAAATTGGAATACTGTGCATGTGTAGCACCACTACCAGCATTCTGCCCTAAGAAATTGGAATACTGTGCATTTGTAGCACCATTACCAGCATCCTTCCCTAAGAAATTAGAAACCTTCGCATTTGTAGCATTATAACCAGCATAAAACCCTAAAAAATTTGAATTATTTGCACTTGAAGCATAATAACCAGCATTCCGACCTAAGAAATTAGAACTACTTGCACCTGTAGCACCATAACCAGCATTATATCCTAAGAAATTGGAACTACTTGCACTTGTAGCATTTCTACCAGCATTATTCCCTAAGAAATTGGAACCCAGCGCATTTGTAGCACCACTACCAGCATTCTGACCTATGAAATTGGAATTATTTGCAGTTGTAGCACTAAGACCAGCACCCGAACCTAAAAAATTGGAATTATTTGCACTTGAAGCATTATTACCAGCAGCATTACCTAAAAAATTAGAATTATATGCATTTGTAGCATTATTACCAGCACTTCGTCCTACAAAAAAGCTACCTACACGTGTTGCACTAATCGGTAAACTGCCTATGTTGATCGCGCTTGTAGCAAAAGTTTGAGTCGTTGAAAAATTATTATTAACGTTCACTTTCGCATAATTAGCGGAATTAGCACGGAAAGTAGTTGCAGTGCTTTGCCAATCAGAGGATAAGCTACGAAGTGTGGTGTCCGTATAATTTTTGATAGAACTTAAAGAAGTATTGTATGTTACCCCTTTTTGATTCAAAATAAAAGTCTCACCACCAGATAGAGGTGTTGTCGCTGGATCATATTGGGAAATCTTAGGCATATGATTATTTAGTCATCAATTAAATAATAATGTGAGTATTAAAATATCATCTCTTCAAAAGTCAAAAGCACAAAAAAATGCAAGTTCTTCTGGATATTTGTATAAAGATGTCAATTTTGACCTCGAACCAGCTTATTCTTACAATAATCAATTGAATAGAAAAGAAAATTTGAAGGATATTCAGGCTATATTCGACGTTGAAGCGATTAAAAATAGTATTGTTAATTGTTTCTTAACTGCACCTGGTCAAAAGATATTGAACCCCACCTTTGGTATCGATCTAAGAAGATTTCTATTTGAACCTGTGGATGATTATACCTCGGAAATCATCGAAGATGACATCTCAAGAAGATTACCTCTTTTAGAACCAAGAATTACAGTGACAGATGTTTCAGTAATTGCTGATCCTGATGCACAGGAATATCGAATTTTTCTACAAATCAATATTCCATCTTTAGATGTGGAAGGTTTAAGTATCAAATCAAAATTAAATACCATCGGTTACACTATCCTCTAAATAATAAAAAATGAAAGAATCTATTGAATACAATTTACCGAAAAACGCTTACATCAATTTCGATGCGCTTTCTCTCAAAGATTTCATCATTCAAAAATTGAATGAAAATTCTAATTTCACTGATCAGAATTATGAGGGGAGTAACTTAGCTTCTTTTATTGATATCATCGCTTTCAGTTACCACGTCTTGCTGTTTTATTTGAACCAGACAGCTTCGGAGAGTATGTTTTCTCAAGCTACGATCTATGAGAATATTAACAAAATCGTAAATTTGATCGGGTATAAGCCAACTGGTAAACAAACATCTCTAGTTCCCGTGTCATGTGTGGCAAGTAGTTCTTTGGGAGTGGGTAATTACACATTAAGAAAATATGGATATTTCTTGGTTGATAAAATCCAATACACGATATTGGAGGATTTCAATTTTGAAAAATCAATTACTGGTTCTCAGGATATTGATAGTATCAAAAATAATTTGATCCTTTATCAAGGCACAGTCGGTGAATACCCGATATATACTGCAAATGGCGATGAGTTTGAAACTCTTCCAATTGTAGTAGTTAATAGAGTTGATACTAACGATACAAGATTTATTTCTGATGGAAGTATCAGTGTGTATGTCAAAGAAAAGAGTGATGGTAAATGGTATGAATACCAAGAATTGGATAACATTTTCCTTGCTAAAAACGATGATCGTTACTACAGTGTTCGTTTAAACGATTCAGGGTTCTATGAAGTCAAATTCGGTAATGGTATTTTCGGTAGAAAAATTGAATCTGGTGATGAAGTTGCAATTTATTACATCCTGAGTGATAACCTCAATGGTATTATCAGTAAAGGTGCTATCAATGGTAACAAATTGTTCAATTTTAACTCCACTAGATTTACTCAAATCTATAATGATACTACAACTTCCAACAGTGAAAATGTCATTGATTCTGTAAACAATTCGTTTCTGTATTTCACCAATACCGACAATTCCACTGCTATATCAGAAGCAGAAAGTGTTGAACAAATCAAAAACAACGTTCCCAAATATTTAAATTCTCAAATAAAATTGGTAACTGAGGATGATTATGATACTTTCTTGAACAAAGAGATATCGAATATCATTTCCTCTGTTAAGACTGTCAATAATAAAATTTTCATTGATAGTTACATTGACTATTTCTACAAAATTTGTGTTGATCCCAATAAATCAAACAGAGTAATTATAAACCAAGTAAATTTCGCAGATTCTTGTGACTTCAATAATGTAAACGTGTTCTGCGTTCCTAAATTTAGTCTGAAAGATGATGGGACATATCCACCATTTCTGTCAAATAGTTTGAAAAATTTGATCATTGAAAAAACAAAAGATAGAAAAATTTTAAGCCATGAAGTAGTTCCTCGTGATCCAATTTATGTCGCTTTTGATATTGGATTTACCAATGGTGTCGCAAGTAAAAGCGTCTTGGATACAAGTAAATTGGAAATTATTCGTAAAAACGACTCCAAAACAAATCCTGAAAATTTGAAAAAGAAAGTTGGTGACATTATCTTGTCGTTTTTCGATAGTTCAAGAAATGTTTTAGGTCAAAAGTTGGATATTTCATCGCTGACATCGGACATATTAAGTTTGGAAGGGGTTGCTAATATAAGAACAAGAAATGGTAATGAGATTTTCAATGGTATTTCATTTGTATCATGGAATGCTATTTATGAAGACGTTGATGATCTTATTATCAACCAAACGACAACATTACCATTCTTCAAATTTCCATATTTCTTCAATCCCCGATCAATATATCAAAAAATTTCAATAGTAAATGAGTAATTACCAACAATTTGATTTTAAAATCATTGATTATAAAAACGAACAAGTTCTTAGTGCATACGCTCTAAAAGAAACGCCGTTAAAATTTATACCAAATGTCAATAATTTTGTATATATTAGAGTTTTGTGGGATTTTGGTGATGGAACATATTCCACATCATTAACTGCTAACAAATATTACGATAAGCCTGGAAAATATGATACTAATCTAACAATTTTCGATTGCTATTCAAATGCTATCATATCAAATACGATCAAAACAGTTAATATCAAAGACTATTTGGTAAACACCTTTAAAATAGACTTTGAAGATGCATCGTATTATGACAATATTATATGGAAAAATGGAAAGATATCAGGTCCTTTAATTGCTTCGGCAACTTACCCAAGTAATGTCACTCCTTCCACCATATTCTACAGAATAAGCGGAAGTGGTAGTGAGTATTATTTCCAAGATACTCCAGATAAGTTCAGACATTTAAGAAACACATATTCTTTTTTTGAAAAGATATACAATCAGACAAAAAAGCAATATGAATATATCGAGATTGATAAAATTGAAATAGATACAGTTCCAGTATATGCTAAGATATCAAATAATAACATTATACTAACTAATTCCACAGATGTATCAGCGTTTTATGTTGGTCTATCAGGTAATAAGCAAGTTTATTTCAAAGACGATAGTGTCAACAAGTTACAAATCGATCTTTTCTTTGATAAAAGAAATAATAACATATGGGATAATAATTTGAAAGTGTCTCTATCTGCTAATATCATTCAAAACAATGAAGTAGATAATTTTAGTGTCACATCAAATGGTATGGATGGTGAATTTTATGCTGAAAATTCTTTCGATATAGATTCTCAAAAGTTTTCAAACGTTGATATTCCCTTTGTCATCAAAGTTAAAGATTCGGAACACTTTACAGTTAAGAATTTTAAACCTCTTTCTGCTTCAAACTTGGTATATACGGTGTTATCTTCAAACGAAGTTATTTCATCTCAATATTATACAATATCAGCTAAAGATTCTTTCAGTGGTGCAATAAGAAATACCATACGTTTCACATCGCCAAACAAAATAAATGATGTTAAAATCACGGTATCTGGATCAGTATCATCTGTCCAAGGTAGCGCATACTCTTTGAACGGTGAGACATCTGTATTTGATGTTTATCCACAGAATTTCTTAACAATTGAGAAAAAGAATGAGAGTTACGATGCCACTGAAATGTTTAAGGATTTACGATTCCAAGAATTTCTTTTGGATGATAGTATGCTGTTTGATGAGTTTATTGGGTCTATATTTGGAACATTGACTTCATCTTATGATACTCTTGGTAAGAAGATATACGAAAAAATAACAAATTTTGTTCAAAATATTCAAGATGTTGATAAGAATGAGATATTCCCATTAATTTCACAAATGAAAATGCTGAACGCATCGAATAATGTGTTTGAAGACAATTCTTTCACCTATCCAGAAAAAATTAAAAGAATTTTGGATCTTTTTTCCATCAGCAACAATAAATTGTTAGGTATTAATAACAAATTCAAAGAAAATTTCGATTTGAGAGGATACTCATCTAAGAGTGTATATGGTATCAATCTCGGAGATCAGATAAACACGAATACTTATGTGGTATCTGCTGGAACTCCTATCGTAGCACTTGAAAAATTCAGTAATAAATACTCTCTATTGAATACTGAGCAGCCTGTTGAATATACTACAAATACTGTCTATACATTATCATCCTACAATCAAAATTGGGGATGGCCGTTGGTATTGCCTGATACTTTCCAATTTGGAGATATAGAAAAATATTATCTATTTTTCGAATATGTCGATACTTTCGACAATACTCTGTATGATAACACCATAATCAAAGATAATACGTTATATGACATGTTATCTGGAGAAAATATTATTAGAGATAGTGATAATGATCCGATTTTGGATGAAAACGGTAATTACATTTTCAGTGAATATGTCACACCGTCTTACAAAGACTTCACAATGGGAATTGTATTACGTGATACGCTTTATCAATCATTATCTTTGGTTAAATAATAAAAATGGAGAACGTATTAAACATCACACTTCCCAAATCCATCACAAATCCAAATGTTGATATTATCAATGCTTTGGATTCGTCGCAACCATTTTCTTTCTTGGAATTTATAAAAATAACGGAAGATTCAGTTGATAACTTACAGAATGTTTACATTCAATACCTGAAAAAATGGAATAGGGTGAAAGATGTAAAAGAATCGGAAGATTCTTTGACTATTGTTGAGAGATATAGAGATTTTATAAAGGAAATAAATTTAAAATATTCCACAACAGAGGAACAGAAATTCTTATCACAATTGGATTTCAATGACCCATTGGATTTAGAGTTGGCAATACCATTTTACAGTCGAAAATTAATAGAGATTGCTAATTATTACAATAAAAAGAGAGAAGAAGCAAAATATCAAGTCACAAAGAAAAAGTTACTTGGTACCAATAATCTATTGGCACAAGAGATAAGAAACAATATCATAAATTATTTGGAAAATGTTTCTGATGGTGAAATTTATTATGATATTCAACAAATCAAAGACGATATTGATATCGATATTGATGAATTGTATGATTCATACCCTTTGTATTTCAACCAAACTCCGAATGAGAAGATTTATGATAATAAAGATTTAGATTATGGATTTGATATATTCTTGAAAAATAATTCAGAAATTATTTCAGACGTGTTTTCGAATATGTCTAGTTCGGAATTAGGTATCAAAGAAATAAATGACCTTTTAGACAATAAAAGAAGACTAACGGAAAAATACATCGGTAGTGATTTTTATTATTTGTCCACTGGTTCAACTGTGAATAATTTTGTATCTGGGTTGGCTATATTGGCTGATGATCCATCACAAAATTTTTTAAATGTTGATTATCCGACAACAGCATCGACAGACAGAAAAATCTTAATTTCAAAAGAAGATATTGGATATTTTCGACCTCACAAAACCTCGATAATCAATATCGATGGGAAAACACTTAGCTTCTCTTTCAATACAGATAATCTAAAGCCAAATACCATTTATTATTTCCCTGATCCCTCTATAAGAGGTGATAATGGTGATATTATCACGTTCATCAATGATAATGACTATGTTCGTAAAAATTTCACTTCTGGTAAATCGCAAATATTACCGTCGAGTAAAAGAAATGACAGTAAATATTACGGATACATATCAAAAATTGAACCAAATTTCGATAAATACCTCGATAGATTGCCAAATATCGGTTATTTACAAGATTCTAAACGCGATATTTATAATAATTTATTCGGATTATTTAAAGATGATAATAGCTTCACGAAAACTATTTCTACTTATGAAGCTGCCCCGATATACTATCAAATATTGAATGGTCATACTTTTTATGACTATCTCTATGGTGAAGGCTTCAATTTCAATTATTCAACAGTTGATAATACCACATATGATTACACAAGTAGATCAGGATTAAGCACATTCACTAACGGTTTTTCTAGTATCGATCTGTATTATCAAATATTCGGTGGAACTTTCGATAGTAATCAATTTTATTATGAAAATGAATATCTTCCAAATTTTCAAACATTGGAAGGTTTGTTCATAATGGATGGAGACACGCCTTATATCGATGCTGCTTCGTCTGATTTGAGTTCTTTTGAATTGAGTGGTAATTTCTATTACTCAAGACTGATTGAGGGTGGTATCAATTCTTCCACACCATTGAGGAGAGCTTTATTGGATGCTAGTTTCCCAACTATAACAGCGAACATGACTCGAAATATTTTTCCTAACGAATTAAGCACATTTATGATTGATGGTGCATCGTTTGGTAGCGATTATCCAGATTTTTCTCCGACTATATCTCAAATATATTACGATAATACTACTTTAAAATCAAGTGAATACGTATTGTCTTCATCACCTGTTCAAAATCTTTATAACAGATTCAATTTGAATGGTAAATTGTATGTTAGAAACTCATATACAATGGAGATTTCACCTTTTGAATCTGAATTGAGTTATCTGACAAGTGTTCTTCCATTGTCAGTGTATACTGAATCGGTAAGTGCTGTCAAGAGATTTGATATTATTTCTGATATTCTGACAATTGAAACGGAAAACAACTTGATTATCATTAAATTGATTTTTGAAGATGGTGAATTTTCGACTCCAACCAAACAGGTATACACCGTCCAGCATAATGGGAATATTTCAAATAGATACAGCAAAGACGGCAATATTTATTTCACCACTATTGGAAGCTTGTCGAGTAATAATGTCGATTCCGTCTTTGTAAGACCTTCGATATTCAAATTCGACACTGAAAAGCATACTTTGTTGGAATATGATGATTATTCCTTATCTCCAATAAAGGTCAATTCACCTTCAATATCTACATTTGAATCTCCAACATTGGCTTACAATCCAAAAAATGATAAATTCACCACATCATTCTTGATTAAGAATGCTCTAAATGAATTTGTTATGAGTGAAATGGATTTCAAAATGAATCCTTTGGAAATAATAAATATTTCACAATACAATCAAAAATGAATACCTCATATTTATCATTATCTTCGATTAACACATCCAATACAACAACATTACCTTTGGTGGTGTTGAATGACATAACAACCCTGAATGTTGTTTTGACTGGTGTTTCAGAAAAATTTTTACCTTGTTTTTTAAGAATAAATTGGGGTGATAATGTTGAAGATTTTTTTGAAAATGATATCATGTTGAATATTTTTTCACCGATTAGTAGGTATTCGGAGGTATTGAATACCACTCATAGTCATGTGTATTACCCAAGTGTTTCTTCAACGAGTCAAAAATTATCGGCAAATTTTTACGTATCCTATTGTAATGGTGATGTCTCCACTTTCACTGTTCCCATCAGTGTTGTTAATTATAATTATTCGCAAAGTATTGAAGATTTGACGTTGATAAACACCATTAGCAAATTTGATAAAAAAATACACCAATTTGTGACTAAAAATGGTGGGTATTTGATTGAGCTTGAAACACCATTCAATTAAATACTAATGTGGATACCTTTATAAGTAAAATATCATCCTGTAACGCTCGTGAGTTCTCGTATAATGATGAGAATTTCACGCTCAATAAATTTGAAAGATACTATGATGGAGGGTATAACTTCAATTTTTATAACGCATTTTCCAACATCAGAGATGTCAAATATAAAAATTACAGTATTTTCTATCTAACTGATGAACGTAAGCTGTCTGATTTAACTGTTAATGAGAAAAATGTTATAAAATTGGAAAAATCTCTGACTTCTTTAAATTTTGGAGGAATTTATTTAGAATTCAAACCAAAAGATGCTAGACAATTAGCATTATCTGGTATTTATACGAGTTATGATTATTACGGGGATTATTCTTTCTTCAATATCACATCAGATTCGACCAATTTTATAATCGATCTGAAAGATTCAAATGTGTGTAACATTTACAAAATTTACAATTATAAAAAATATTATTTGACACAAGATTCTAACAACACTGTTAATTTTTACACTAGAAAATTAGGATTGTCTGGCATAGATTTCAATTACATTTACTCTAGCTCTAATAACTCGTTATGCCTATTCAGAAATGATGGATCTTGTAAGTTACTAACAAAACAAGGTAACACGCTAACTTTGGTTCCGTTTACAAGTGCTAATAAAATATTAGCTCCCCTGAACAACATCAAAATCGACAAAAAAATCTATAATAATATTGGCAACAATGAAAATTTTACATTGGTTGGCTATGAGGAGAGTAACATCATTCCAGATAATCTGATAGAAAAAGATTTATCCAACAATTTCCTATTACATTCTGAAAACGATGATATTGAGATCATTGCTCTGAAAAACCAATTGACTCAGGAAGACATTTTCACATCTGGCAACACTTTAATATCTTCAAATAATTCTCCTTTCTATCTGAAAGAGATGAGATCGTATACATCGATTTTTAATGATATTGATAGTGAGAAAGACGAAAGTTTGTCTTTGAATTATGTATTTTACAATAAACCTTATATCATTAAAAGTGGTATAAATACGATTAAAGCTCCAAACGATCTGAATCCTTTCATAAAAATCAACATAAATGATACAAAATTTGTAGAATCGGGAGCGTTTTCATATACAACTCCTCTGTATGCTGATAAGGTTTATAAATTGGATAATACCAATGGATACACTGATGGACAAAATTACCTATGCACTTGGTTATCTGGTTCGCCTTTAAGTGATAATAAAGTATGGGTAGATAGATATTATTACCCTGATCGTATTGAAAAGGCATCTGCATTAGCAACCAATTCAACTTTCAATGTTACTTACACTGATTTGATCGAACAATTAGTATCTGGAAATGAACTTATCAAACAAAGTCTGTCGGCTTATCAGGTTTTTGATAAAAAAAGCGATTTTATCATTGAACCAAATGATGTATTTGTATATGAACGGTTGAATTCTTTACCTGATGTGAGTTCTCCAAATGAAATTCCAGTATGTGGAATTGAAAATGCCAATTATTTTGAAGAAATAAATTATTTTGACAATATAAATACGGATGGTGTTTTTTCCATATTCTTCACTTTCAGTGGTGATAATACCAATTGGTCATTTTCTAGTAGACGCAATGATATTAATGGTGGATTGAGTATTGATAAAAGTAGTGATAACATTTCCTTTTTGTTAAATTTGTATGATCCTAGTAATGAAACTATTATCGGTTTTGATGCTACTGCAAGCTTTAAAAAATTAAAAATTAACACATTGACAGTTGCTATCGATACTATTAATGGACGAGGATATTTCAATCTGAATGGTACAAGTATCAAAGAGTTCACTTTTGATAAATCACAATTTTTTGGCAAGAAAATACTTTTCGGAGACTTTGTTGGCAATGATAATGTCCAAAATTTCAAAATATATACAAGATATATCGATTTCGACGAGTCTTTAATATTGCCATATATTAATGGGTTGCAAAGTATAGATACTCTGGTTATCACCATTCCATCGGGACAACGAAATAGTGAAGATGAAATCGAATTATTACAAAGTGTCTGTAATAATCAAACCTTTAAATCAAATCATGTCGATATTTTGGTTAAGAATATTAATCTCCCTGATAATATCAAAAATGAATTGAAGAAAATTGTAACGGAAACATGCAAGTCCTTCTCACCTTTAACTTCGGAAGTAAATAACATAGAATTTATTGAATAATGATTACATATTTTAAATATACAAAAGGTGAATCCTTTACCTCAAATGGTATTGATTATTCAGGATTTTTTAATGTTGATAATGGTATAGCTTATACTGGCAAAGCCAAAGACCAATTCTCTGAAGAATTGACATCGAAAAATAATTTTTCGTCAGAATTTTATCTTAAAAAATTAGAATTTGATAATCAATTTGATTCAATTCAAAACATAACACCATATTTCACTAATGCTTTCGATGTTTTAAATAAAAATGAATTAGATAAAATTTTCGATAAAATCAACACAAATAATTTGATTGTTTTCAAATCTTTGATTATCAGCAATCCTGAAGTTGTGGATTTTGATGAAAATAATTGTTATTTTTACGGATTATCATCAACAATTAGAGATGAAATAAATAATGATTTGATGATAGGTAAAGATGTGGTCACACATATTGACAATTTTAACTATTCTAGTGAATGGGCATTTTTAGAAAAGGTAAAATATGGCGATTTCGTGGTCAAATCTGATCAAAAATTCAAATATCTCTGTTCGACTGGTGGTGATTTGATAACTATAGATGGATCGTTCGACGATACTTCTTTATTAACATATAGCATTCAAGAATTGGAAATAGATGAAGAAGTTTATGGTATAACTTACGATGAATTTGAAAATAAAATTAATATAATCATAAATGGTGTCATTGAAACTTATGAAGGATTGAATTATATTGAATGTGGAACTTTGATTTTAGTTGATAGTATTCAAATCGGAATTACTGAGAAAGTTCCTTTCACTTGGGATTATGATAAAGATTTTTCTGATACTAAACTATTATTCACTACTGATCTTTTCACAACGAGCATATATAACACCAAATTTATGAAATATGGTGATAATATAAGAACTATTATCGATGGAAGTATTCTTTATCTTTGGAATAAAAAATCATCGACTTTACTTGGAATGGTAAATCTACTCGAATATAACATAGAAAATGTCTCCGCTATTGATATTAGAGATGTTGACGATTTTATCATTATTTTACATGAAAAAAATGGTGTTTATTCGATTGCTACATTCGATCCCTATTCAATTGCTGATACTTTTATCAATTATGAGATAAGTGATTTGGATAAAGATGATTACGACATTACCTTTTCAACTTATGATTCAAATATCTTCTTTATAAAAAGTATCAAAACCGTGGAAACGAGATTCATATCAAATCCAAGTAACACTGCTGGTAATTTTAAGAAATTTAATTTGAAATATCCCCCTGACTATCTCTTCAAAAACACTTATCATAAATTTAATAACATTCCAACTATTAAGTGGAATACGAACAGAATGAATTCTAATAACTTTTATAACCTGTTATTCAGTGAAATTACTAAGAGTGATAAAAATTATACATTATTACATAATTCTGGTAGGCTATACGTCCTGAAACAACCTATTGTAAGCACTAGATATACTGCAATTGATAATAGTATTGCCAAAAATTTCAAAAATGTAACATGTGGTGATTATTCATTTGGTATTTTCTTCAATAAGAACCTTTTAAACATTTTGAAAGACGTATTAACACTCTTCACCAAAGCATCAAATTCATTTAATTTCAAAAAAGATGATGTATTGTTGAATAATATCAAAGCAATCGATTATGATTTGGATAATTTACGAATCAATGGTAATGAGAGTATCAACACGACGACAATGCAAAGGATTTTTACATCAATAACTGAAATACAACAAAAATTAGTTGCTAATTTGACAACGGTAGAATAAATAATAATATGCTACCTGATCTTACAGACCAATTCATTGCAGATTCGTATGCAGGAATTTTACACACTTCAGAGATTCCCGCTACTGGAACTAATTTACCCCAAGTTTATGACGGATTGGGTAATAAAACATCTTTTAGTATTGGATCTGATGGTAATGGAGCATCTTTTACAGGGACTTTATCATCTGGTAATTATAGTATTGGTAATTATGCTACGTTGATCGACTATCTTTATCCAATTGGGTCGGTATATTTCAGCGTTGGTAATACTAACCCCGCAACTAGGTTTGCTGGAACTGGATGGACTCAAATTTCACAAGGAAGATTCATTGTAGGTGTTGGTTCTGATCAAGATGATAATAGTGTAACCAAAACATTTACTGAAGGAGAAAATAACGGTGAATACCAACATACATTGACTATTGCCGAGATGCCAGCACACACTCATACTTTAAACGATTTTAGATATCGTGGAGATAGAGACAATGATGAAAATAAAGGGTATTGGGATAAGGGTGGTACCGTAGAAACTGAATCTACTGGTGGTAATTTACCTCATAATAACACACCACCTGGCTTTGGTTTGTATGTATGGGAAAGAACTTCATAACATATTCATTGATTATACACAAGGCAAAAAGATTACTTCTAAATAAATAATAACATGGCACTCCCAAATCTCACCAATCAACCCGTTTCACAGTCTTACAAGGGATTGTTACACACATCAAATACAGAACTTACAGGGGAAACTGATCCCCAAGTGGTTTATGACGGATTGGGTAATAAAACATCCATGAAATTAGGGGGTGATAAAAAGGGTGTGAAATTTACAGGATCAGTAACTGCTGATGATTTTAAAATAGTAGTTGGCTCATCAGAGAAAAAATTAATTGATTACATCTATCCAGTAGGTAGCGTGTATCTAAGTGTGGAGCCAACGATTTCCCCAAGTTTCTTATTTCCCAACACAGCGTGGGAGAGAATTTCAGAAGGACGATTCATAGTCGGTGTCGGAAGTTCTAGCGATATTAATGGCGCATCCGAAACATTTTCACTTGGTGATAACAATGGTGAATATCAACATATATTAACTGAAGCTGAAATGCCAACACATAGACACGGTTTTACTGGTGCTAATGGCAATACGAACGCTCAAACAAGATCACCATTTGAATTAACAAATGACGATCCAGAACAAACATGGGAACCTGGGTCAGAAGCAAATATTGGCGATATAGGTATTTTGGACACTGGTGGTGATGAAGCACACAACAATATACCTCCTTCGTTTGGATTATACATCTGGAAAAGAATTTCATAATTATGCCTGACATTTACATATCAAAATTAAAATTTCGCAGAGGGACAAACGATCAAAGAAAATCGATTCGTTTGGATCAAGGAGAACCTGGATACACAATTGATACCAATCGTTTATACATTGGAAACGGTGTATTGAGTGGTGGTGTTTCTGTAACAACGAAAAATCATGTACCTTTGGTCAATTTCACCAGTTTATCTGATACCTATTCGGAAGTAGGTGATATTGTTTCGATTAGTAATATCTGGTATCAATTGACTGCCAATCCTTACACTGATATCACAAAATGGGGCAGAATCGCCACAAAAGTATCACAAGAATTTGAGTATGATTCATCTTCGACTATCAATTTAAAATTGAGTGGTCTTTCAGCTTCCAAAATAAACCCAAATACAGTTGATGGTGGATTATTTATTAATAATAATAAATTACAAATTAATTACAATCCAACATTTTTTGGTCTTTCAGCTAATAAATTATCGTTAAATGCTGCTTCAATCACCACTAGAGAAATATTATCATCATCATTTGGTAATGGTTTGAGCGGTGGGAATGGTAATACAATTACTCTGAGAATTAATCCGACGAATTTTTCATTTGTCGGTGGTGTTTTAACTGCCAATTATACGTCATTATACAATTCAATTAGTTCCTCTTTTGGTAAATCACAATTTTTTTCACCAGTAAGCACATACAACTCTCTAACAACTCTAAGTGCTAATGGTAATGATGTATCAACTTTCAATGGTGTTCTATACCAAATGAATGGTTCATCTGCTACCCAATTAAGTGCGTGGGAAGATATTGGCGATAGAAAAGCAGTTCAAAGGTCTGTGTTCGGCACTTTAACTGGTATGTCATCGTCGAACTCTTCGAACACACTCTCATCCATTTTCAATGGAACACCATCACATACTATCACAGGTGCTATTCCAGGTCTTCAATTGACAAAATTTGAGGCAATGTCTTCAAATGGTATCACTAATGTGATGATATCACTATCATCTGCTGGGTTCTTATCATTTGAGGGTGATTCTACATCAAAAACAGGTCAACCATTCGGTAGATTCGCAATTCCAATTTTCGCATATTAATCATGAGTATACAAATCTTCAATAACACGCTATTAAAAATTTTATTCCGTCAAGGAACTGATAATGAACGCCAAAATATAATTTTTAATTCGGGGGAACCTGCTTTCACTACTGATACCAAACGATTATTTATTGGTGATGGGGTGACGACTGGTGGTATCCTTGCTGGCAATCTATTTAAAGGGACGGTGACAAATATCACCAGTGTCGCTCCAGCAGAAATCGGCGATACTGTTTATAATAGTGACACCAAAATACTATATCGATTGAAGAGTGGCACTGGAGCTAATATTGGCGATTGGGAGGCTATTGGAGGTAAAGGAATCGATAGTAACACTCAAATATCTATTTTTGGTAGCACTATAACAAATTTAGTAAGCACTAATAGAACAACTTTTTCAACTTCATCAGGTAGTCTAGATCCGAACG